AGGAGAGCGGCGACGCGCTGCACACCCGCCTGACGGCGCAGACAGCGAGCCTGATGCAGATTGCCAAGACGGGCGCGGCTGCGCTGGAACGCCTGCTGCGCATCGCCGCGACGTGGATGGGCGCCAACCCCGACGAGGTTGTGGTTACGCCCAACACCGAGTTCTCACCCGTGCTGCTGACGGGCCAGGAGGCGACGCAGCTCATGGCCGCCCGTGCGATGGGCCTGCCGCTGTCGTTGAAGAGCCTGCACAACGTTCTTGTCGACCGTGGCCTGACGCAAATGGATTACGAGACGGAGCTCGACACCATTGCCGAAGAAGACGCGGACCGCGCCAAGCGTGTCGCCGCCTTGCCACAACCGCCCGCGCCCCCGGCTCCCAACAAGCCCGCCGCGCCGCCTCCGCCGGCTAAGAAGTAATGGCCGCGCCGCTGACGGCGAACGAGATCCTCCTCGACGCCATCCTTCGTCATCAGACTTACCTGCTGCGCTACAGCGGGTTCGTCCGCAACCGCATCAATGAAATCCTGGCCGCCACGGAAGAAGACATTGCAATGCGGATCCGTGACAGGCTGGCGGCAGGCACGGGGCTGACAACGCCCGTGGAAGTGCGGCGTATGCAGTCGCTGCTCGCGGCCATTGACAAGATTCGTGCCGGGGCATGGGACGAGGCGACGTCTTGGTGGGACCAGCAGATGCAGAACCTGGGCTATTCTGAGCCCATCATTGTGCAGGGCCTGATCGCTGCGGCGGCCCCGGTCATTGTCGAAACCGTGCTGCCGGCGCCCAGGCTGCTGAAGGCCATTGTGACGTCCAAGCCGTTCGAAGGCCGGCTGCTGAAGGACTGGGCGGCCACGATGCAAGCGGACGACATCCGCCGTATTCACGCGGCTGTGCAGATGGGCATGGTTGCAGGCGAGACCGGGACGGCCATCGCAAACCGGGTCATTGGCACAGGTGCGCTCAACAACGCAGACGGCGTGCTGGAAATGACGCGGCGTCAGGTGCAGGCAGTGACGCGCACTGCCGTTCAGCATGTGGCTAACAGCGCCCGCGACCAATTCATGCAGGACAACGCAGACATCCTGGAGGCCGAGCAGTTTGTCGCCACGCTAGACAGTCGCACGACGCCCATCTGCCGCAGCCTTGACGGCAAGTCCTTCCCTGTTGGCAAGGGGCCGCGCCCGCCGCTGCACATTGCCTGCCGCAGCCTACGCATCGCGGCCATGGACGGGGAACGCCTTGGCTTCCGGCCTTACAAAGCCAGCACGACGCGGCAACTGCTGGACGAGTACACCGACAAGAACAACCTCGGCAAAGTCAAGACGCGGGACGACTTGCCCAAGGGTCAGAAGGGCCGTTATGACGAGTGGGCACGTAAGCGAGTTCGTGAGCTGACAGGGCGTGTGCCTGCTGGCACGGATTATCAAACATGGCTCAAGCGCCAAAGCGTGGAGTTTCAGAACGACACGCTGGGTGTCGCCAAAGGCAAGTTGTTCCGAGACGGCGGCCTTACACTGGACAAGTTTGTCGCTGCCAACGGCACGGAGTTGACGCTCCCCCAAATGGCAGCCAAGTATCCCGAAGCATTTCGGGCGGCGGGCTTGGACCCGCGCTCGTTCTGACGCAAGGCATGGGGCCGGGCGTCAACTAGCCGCATGGCGGCAACCACAGGAGAAAAGGCATGGGCCTGAAAGCAACCCTCGACACGCTCGACGAACTGGACGAGAGCCTGCACGAGCATTACAAGCTGGACGAGAAGTCCAAGAAGTACGTCCTCGACCTCGAGGGCTTCGACGGTCTGCCGGCGGTGCGTGCGCTGAAGGACGAGTCCGCCAAGCACCGCATCAAGGCGAAGGAAGCGACGGACAAGCTGACCACGTTCGCGGCCCTGGGTGACCTGGACACCGTGCGCGCGCAGCTCGACCGCATCCCGGAACTCGAGGCGGCTGCCGAGGGCAAGCTGGACGAGAACAAGATCAACTCGCTGGTGGAAGGCCGCATCAAGACCAAGCTGGCCCCGCTGGAGCGCGAACGCGACCAGCTGAAGACGCAGCTGACCGAGAAGGACGAGGTCATCAAGACCTACTCCGTCGCGGAAACCCGCCGCAAGGTCACCACTGCCGTCGGCAAGGCCGCGCGCGAGCTGAAGGTCGTGGACAGCGCCGTGGAAGACATCGAGATCATTGCCGAGCGCGTGTTCGAGGTCACCGAGGACGGCAGTGTGGTCACGCGCGACAACGTCGGCACGACCCCCGGCCTGTCCGTCAAGGCGTGGCTGGAAGACATGCAAGCCAAGCGCCCGCACTGGTGGGGTCCGTCCGCTGGTGGCGGCGCCAACGGCAACGGCAAGGGCGGCGGCCTGGGCGGGCCGAACCCGTGGACGCACGAGGGCTGGAGCCTCACCGAACAGGGCGCGCTCCTGAAATCGGACCGCGCCAAGGCCGAACGGCTGGCAAAGGCCGCCGGCACGTCCATCGGCGGCAAGCGTCCCCCGCCGAAGAAGTAATCTACTTGACAGGCTGCGCCGGGAGGCGCTTGCTCTAACTCAGTGCTCAGCGGCTCATGCTACATTGCCACGCAATGCAGGCATGAGCCGCATCACTTTGTCAACAGCCGTGCCATGGAGCAGGCGTTGAGTCTAATCCACTTAATGCCACTCTAGGAGAAATCCATGGCTTCCGGTACCACCCGCATCGCGGACGTCATCGTCCCCGAGATCTTCACTCCCTACGTCCAGCAGCTGACGGAAGAAAAGTCGCGCCTCGTGCAGAGCCGCGTCGTTTCGCGTGACGCAGCCCTCGACGGCTTTCTGGCCGGCGGCGGCCTGACGGCCCACATGCCGTCGTGGAAGGATCTGGAAAACGACGCGGACAACGTCTCCTCGGACGACCCCGCCGTCACCAGCACGCCGAACAAGATCGGCACCAACCAAGAAATCGTCGTCCGCCTGTCCCGGAACAACTCCTGGAAAACGGCCGACCTGACCTCGGCCCTGGCCGGCGATGACCCTGCCGACGCCATCGCCAGTCGTGTCGCTGACTACTGGGTGCGCCGCGCACAGGCTGCGTTCGTTGCCACGCTGACCGGCGTGTTCGCGGACAACGCTGCTGCGCCGACCGGCACCGAGCACGTCCAGAACGACATGACGGTGGACATCAGCGGCGCCACGTTCGTCGACGGCGTCACCAACTTCACCGCCGAAGCCTTCGTGGACGCCTGCCTGACCATGGGCGACTCCATGAACAGCCTGGGCGTTGTCTTCATGCACTCGATCGTCTACGGTCGCTGCCAGAAGAACAACATGATCGACTTCGTGCCGGACGCCACGCAGCAGATCAACATCCCGACGTTCCTGGGCCGCGAAGTCATCGTCGACGACGGCATGCCCAACGCGGCCGGCGTGTTCCAGACGTGGCTGTTCGGCGTCGGCGCGGTGCGCCTGGGCATGGGTTCGCCCAAGGTGCCCACGGAAGTGGATCGCGCACCGGCCGAAGGCAACGGTGCCGGCACGGAGATCTTGTACAGCCGGACTGAGTGGTGTATCCACCCGGTGGGCCACAAGTACGCCGGCACTCCGGCGTCCGGCGGCCCGTCCAACGCCAGCACGACCAACAACCTCGCCAACGCCGGTTCCTGGCAGCGCGCCTGGACCGAGCGCAAGCAGGTCAAGATCGCCCGCCTGATCACCCGCGAGTTCTGATCGGCCTGGGCCGACTGCGGGTTCCCGTAGTCGGCCCTTACTCTATTAGGAGAAGCACATGAAGGGCCTCATTCGCTCGCAGCGTCGTAACCCGGCGCAGCAACCCGTCCTGAAGCAGACCATCCGCGTCAAGGACCTGCCCATCACCGTCAACGGTGCAACCGGCGTCGGCTGGGGCACGGCAGTCGTCGGCGACTTCCCGCAGGGCAACATCCTGATCCTCGGCATCGTGTCGTATCTGCAGTTCAAGATCGTCACGGCTGCCGGTGTCCAGGCCACGTTCGACGGCGACTACTCCCTGGGCACCACGCCCACGGCGGACGCAACGCTGAGCGGCACGGACGTGAACCTCGTCCCGTCTACGGCAACCAACCCGGCAACGGCCGGCGTGTCGCCTGTGGTCAGGGGCGCCAGCAGCACCCCGCCGGGTCTGTTCGACAACACGGACGACTCGCTGGAGATCAACCTGAACTTCCTCATTGACGACGCCAACATCAGCGCTGACACGCAGTTGCTGGCCGTCAACGGGACGGTTCACATCGCTTTCACCGTCCTCGGCGACGACTAAGCAACCGCGCCCGGCATGTGCCGGGCGCTCCTAGGAGCCCGGCATGTCCGAAAAGATTCTCGCTGCCCTGCGGCAGCTCGACCCCGCCAACGACAACCACTGGACGGCGGAAGGTCAACCGCGCATCGACACCGTCAAGTTCATGACGGGCGACAGCACGCTGACCCGCGAAGCCATCACGACCGCGCTGCCGGGCTTCGTCCGTGCCCGCGCTGCGGAGATGCTGCCGCCGGAAGCCGCTGCGCCGGCCCCCAGCGCGCCCGCAGCGCCCCCGGCCCCCACGCCTGCACCCAGCCCCGCCCCGGAGCCCGCGCAAGCGCCCCAGGAGCCCGCCAAGGCCCCGGAACAAGCCGTCACCGGGGAAGCCCATGGCAGCCAAGAAGACACCTCCGTCGGAAACGCGGAAAAGCTCGCGGTCCAGGAAAGTTTCGAAGCGCTGTTCGGTCCGCCGCAAAACCTCCAAGAAGCACAACGTCGACTCGACGCTCTTCTGGCGGAGCAAGCGGATCTCGCGCGCGAGGTCGCGGAAGCGCAGGCAACGGTTGACCGCTTCATTGAAGCGGAATCCAAGGCTGTCGGCGGCAACTCGTTCCCCGCAGCGCTGAGCGGCTACCTGGAAGGCCAGCAGGCGATCCGCGACATGCGCGCCGCACGCCTGGAAGCGATGAAGGGCGTGCGCCTGTCCGAGTTCTTGCCCAGCAAGGCAAAGATTGACGAGGCGTTCCAAGTCCGGCGCGGTCGCGGCAACAAGCGGCCGACCCAGCTCTAAGCCATGACCACAACTGCCGTTCGCTTGGAGAAGGCGCGCACGCGCCGTCAAGACGTCAGCAAGTTTTCGGCGTATATCAAGACGCCCAAGGCTGGCGGCTCCTTGACCCTCCCGGCGAACGGCATGTTCGCGCTCGTGCCGAAGGCCGTGGCGGTTGCGAACGGCGCGGCGATGACGCTGCGTAGCTCGCGCAGTCCCGTCGCCCGCAACATCGGGACACCGGCCCTAGCTGCCGGCGAGCGGTACGTGGTCGGCTTCCTTGAACGCGGCAACGTGTGTACGCCGACCGCCGCGTTCGACCTGTACGTTGACGCCGGCCTGGGCAAGTGGCGCCCGGTCTTGATCGGGGGCTGACAATGGCGTTCGTTGTTGAAGACGGAACGGGCAAGGCAGACGCCAACGCACTGACCGACCTAACGTTTGCAGACGACTACTTCGGTGACCGTGGCGTCGCGGCCTGGGCCGCGCTGACGACGCAACGGAAGCAGCAGTGTCTCGTCATGGCGACCGACTACATTGAAACCCGCTGGTCTGCCAAGTTCAAAGGCGACCGGCAGTTCACGGAAGACCCCGCGCAGGCGCTGTCCTTCCCGCGCACCGACATCGGTAGCGACGGCGCCGTGCCTGTGGGAATCCAAAAGGCGACAGCTGAGTACGCGCTGCGCGCGTCTGTTGCGCCGCTGGCGCCGGACCCGGTTGTCGACTCGACCGGCCGCTCGGCAACCAAGATCCGCAGTAAGGTCGGCCCGCTGGAAGACGAAGCCGAGTACGCCACGGAAGGCCCACTTGCCCGCCCCGCGCTGCTGCGTCCGTACCCGGCGGCAGACCTGCTGGTCCGGC